TATCCCCCCAATTAAAAGAATACCTCTTTTTTGCTCTTCGCTCAGTTCGGAAAAAGTTTTTACCATACCGGAAAGGCTGTCAAGCATTCTGTTTACCATCGGGTAAAGGATTTCCCCGAATCCTCGGGCAAGTTCGACGACATTATCTTTTAGGGTGCTGAATCTACCTGACAAAGTCTGAGAGGCCTTTTCCATCCCCTGGTAAAACATTCCGCCCTGGGAAGTGGCAATCTCAAAGGCTTTGGCTACATCCTCCGCAGAGATCGCCCCCTCTGACATCCTTTCTTTAAGAATCCCCATAGAAACCCCGGTCTGATCGGAAATCACTTTTAACGGGTTAAATCCGGCGTTAATCATCTGAAGTAAATCCTGGCCCATTAACCGGCCCGCTGAAGCGGTCTGCCCAAAGGCCAAGGATAAAGCCCGGAACCGGTCGGCGTTACCCTGGGATATATCCCCTATCCTGGAAATTGTCGGCAAGACTTTTTCAGAATCTACCCCGAATTGTAAAAGGGTTTTTGAAGCATTGGCAAGATCGGTTAATTGAAAGGGCGTTTTAGCAGCCATGATTCTAAGATCATTTAATAGCTTGCTCGCCTTGTTAGCATCCCCTAACATGGTGGTAAAAGATACGCTCAGGTCTTCCATAGTGGAAACCGCTTTAACCGCAGCGGCTGCCAGACCGATTAAGGGAGCTGTAACAAAGGCGGTCATCTTCCCGCCTATCTTGGAAGCGGTTTTTCCGAAATCGTCTAATTTCTTTTTGCTATCATCAATAGACTTGTCAAGATTTGAGTTATCCCCTACAACCTTAACGACCATGTCCCCGATATTTGCCATTAGTCTATGCTCCCGTACTTTCTTCTAAGCTCTTCTTTTTTCTCGTCCTTCCTTTCAATCAAGCCGGTTTTAATCATTTCTTCTTTTATCTTTTTTACCTCTTCGCTGCTTTTTTCTCCCGCCGGGTCTTTCGGATATTTGATTTCCAAGCCCAGGTTATGATATAGGATAATCTGCGGTAGGCTCATCTCCCAAAGTAGATATTCTTTAGTCGCCCAGGGGTAAAGTAAAGCCATGCTGACAAATAGCCGGCCAAGTTCTATCCTGTCTGATCCTTGGCCGGTTCCCCGTTTTTTGAGTAGCCCTCCACCGCTTCATAACTCTTTACAAGCGATTTCTGGATTTTTTCAGCGAATAATTGAATTTGTGTCGGGCTTGTATTTGCCCGAAACCAGTCTTCACTCATGTCAGGATATTTGACGGAACAGAAAAGGGAGCATAACCGGATTGTCATGTTAAAAGCCTTTTCCGCCTTTTCTCCGTTATTCCTTAGATCCTCTTCGCTGAATTGCTGGATCTCGCTTATAATCTTATCCACATCAAAGGTGATCCCGCAGGGAATGAACGAAACATCCACGCTCTTCCCTGCGATCTTGATTATTTCCGGCTTAGGTCTTAATAGGTCTAAATCCAGGACTTGAAAATCTTTATCCATGACTTACCACTTTGTTATTGAGTATAACTGATTCCCTACGGAAGCTGTAGCCACAAGTTTAGCGGTGATTTCAAAGGGCATAACTGCCACGGGGTCAGCATCGTTATCTGACTTTAGGGTTATCTGCGGGCCGTTTCCGAATGTTGCCTTGTAAACCATGATAACGGTCTCCCTGGTCGTCCCTGATACAATCCTCCGGTTAGTGATTTTGAAGGCTTTAGGTGTTATGTCAGTTCCACCTCCGGCGGTTATAATAGAGCTGTCAGTAGAAGAGCTTGACAGGGTTATAACCCCGCCCATGGCTGAAGCAAAGTAAAGACCATCGTATTCTATAAGCTCCCCGGAGATCGCAAGGGTCTCATTACTGATCCCTTCTATCGGATCGGGAGCATTCCCCGCCTGGACATCGTATTTCTCAATGTTGTGGTTGACATTGTTTACAATTCCAGCTCCCAGGTTTGTCCAGGTTCCCCCGGCAGTAGTACCCACGGAAGCAAACTCAAGTTTGACATTCCCTATGATTAGCTTATTGGTGCTAACACTTGTATTCTGATAAATAGGCATTTTTCCCCCCTATATCTTTATTTATGATACCGTACTTGACGGATAAACTATCATTATATCAACCGGAGCATTGAATATGCCGTCCTCTGTCTCCGGGATTAGGCCGGCGTCCATTTCCATTGATGCCCGGCTTATTTCAAAGCTGCTATTTTGATACCCATAGATCCCGGTGCTGCTTGAACCGTGGAAAAGATCCACTACTACCCGCGCAAGATCCCGCGCTGTCCCGGCATTAGTTGTCCTGCAATTGATACTATAGGTAACCGCCTCCATGCCGTTCTGTCTGGTCGCTCCCCCTACCTGATAATAATTGATCGAAGGGGTAACCGTCCCGTCCGGCCTTAACCCGTGATAAATCCTTGTGCTGGTTATCGCCGTTACCGCTGAGGTCTGTAAAAGTGTCCAGCCGATCACCTGGTATGGTTTCATTTCCCCCGGCTCCTTAAGTATTCATCATGCTCTAACAGGTATTCCTTAAAATGGTACTTGGCCTCCCTCTTTACAATAACCAGTTCCTGACCCTTTGCAAGTTTCAAGGCTGGCCTTAGAAACGGCTGAGCGTTGCTTCTAATAGTCCCAAACTCAATATTACTCGCGTATTCAACCGGGGTTCCTACAAGCACCTCATTAGGATCAGAGGGTTTGTCAATCTTCATCACCGGAGGCGGGCCCGGATCGGGGCCTATCATTCTACCAGCAGAGGGGCTTTCCGGTTCTGTCCCCTTATTGTATGCCTGGGTCGTAATACTGGCGCGGAGATAGCCATAATTAACAGGACTTAATAATTTTGCCTCTCCTTGGACTACAAGTCCAAGTTCAAAGGCTGTTGCCCCGGTAAAGGCTTTTCCCCTAATTTTGACCTCGTCCCCGCGCCATTGTAAATCTACTGTACTTGCAATCATGTAATCCGCTCCAACCCGATTACCGTTATCTCCCCCTGGTGTGCCACATCGTCAGCATGGCCGGTCAGCTTATAGGTTACACTTCCGTTTTTAACATATTGGTCAGCGTCCGAGAAGGTGTACTCTCCTGTTTCAATGGCCATTAAATGGGTAGAGGCATTGGCCATCTTGTCGCTTATAAAACTTGTCCGCCCTCCGCCTTGCCAAATCTGACACCGGGTCAAAGTTGTGGTTAGTGTAGTGGTAGTCATCCCGCCCATTCCATCGCTGGTCTCGGTAATTCTGTCCACCGTTACCCCGGTTAAGGTGAGAACATCTTTAAGCATTATATCAACCTTGCTACCCGGTACGGGATAAGCCGGTCAGTTAACCGCTTAGGATAACCGTACTGATCCAAGGCCTCGCCGTAGGATTCTGACCAGGGGCCTAAAGTCCGGCTCGTGATTCCCGCCGTCCTGCTTGGCCTAACATCATAATCATAGGCGATCATTTCCGCCGCTATCGGCTTCAGGCTCTTAGGCCATTTAACTACCGATACAAGTATTGATCTCCCGCTTAACTCCTCTGTCACCGATTCGCTAACCGTCAAGGTGCTTCCGCTTACATTCGTAACCGTGAAATATCCGTTGTTTCTATAACTGTTTGATATCCTTATATCGTCCCCGGTTACAAAGTTCTGATCTGAAAAGGAAGAATCGGCGGCTATAGTCCCGGCGCTCGCGTTAAAGGTCATCATCCCGGATAAATAAAGCTCTGTTTCAAAGTACCAATCGGTTACTAAGGCAATCTGATCTTGCACCAGGGGAATTAACCCCTGTGCGGTTATAGTCCCTGCGGTTGCCGAGATGCTGGAATAGATTGTAACTTCAGTAGCCGTTAACAATGCCATTTATCAGCTCCTGTAGTAATAGGGGATTATAAACTCAACCTGAGTATCCGCGGCTGCTGCCATTGGTTACCTCCTAAGTAAAAGGAAAGGGGAGTTTCCTCCCCAGTCCGTTAAGAATAAACCTTAATCGGCCCCGGAGGCAGCGTAGCATAAACGTAAGCCGTGGCCGCAGTTGTGATACTGAAGTTGAAATATCCGTCAGAGTCCTGGAACCGGGCAGATTCAAACTGAAGCCCTCCAAGTATAACCGTTGCTTCAGTCCCTACCGTGATAGCCGCAGCGTTGCCGATATTGATCCCGGAATAGTTGTCCCCTGCAAGCGGTGTTACCGTGCAAGAGGCGGTTGAACTATAGTTTTCGATAACTATAGACAATTTAGAAAAATCAAGATTGCTCTGAGCAGTAGTAGGCACTATAAAAATAGAGCTTGTTGTTCCGCCTGTGTCTGTCTTGGTCAGGCTGGCTCCGGTTATTAAAGGAGTAACCGGATTGACATTTTTGCTTCCCATGTTTTACCTCCTTAACCAGCCGCTTCAGTTAAATGAAGAGCTGCAAGGGCATTCGGTCTTACAACCTTAACCCCGTATACATACAATCCCTTGACACCCATGCCAAAGGTATCCTCACGGTCTACCGCTTTAACCTTGACAATCTGCCCGGCGTAGCTGATAGCCGTCCGGTTGAATGCCATGATCGCGGATACCGAGGTCGCCGAAGATTGAACATTGTTTGATACCACAATCTGGAAACCTGCGGCCTGTCCTACCCAGCCAGCTGTATAGGTGCCGTCGTCAAACACCTTCGGGACTGCTGTCGCTCCTATGCCCCCAACCTCTGCAAGCCACAATTTCTGATGTATCCAGGGCGGGACAACCATTACGCGGCCTGACATCGGGACATTCTTTTCAGAAAGGTATCTACCGGCATAACTGAGGGTCAAAAGAACATTCCCGGAGCTGACTGATATTGCCGAAGCGCTGGTTCCCATATAAGTAGAATTGGTAACGCCCGCGTAGGCATACATCTCCGCGATGTCCGTATCTATGGCATCGTTCACGCTGTATGAAGCCTCATCCATAGCGGCGTTCAATATTTTAGGATTGGCCTGCGCTTCATCTATATCGTCAACTGCAAAGCTGAATGACTTTGCATGATCAATGATTAGCTCTTTCTGCGCAGAATCCAGCTCCTGCCATTTCAAGGTACTGTACTTTGTATAATCGTTTACGGTAACTGGGCCTATTTCATTTATCTTTACCCTATCGCCGTATCCCGTAATTTCCCCTTCATAGTCAGTATTACACAATCCGCCGAATACAAGATTCTTCCTCAGGCGGACAAATAATTTAGCTGTCCATAAAGAAGGTATAAAATTTTCAAGTCCCATTTAAGACCTCCCTATTTAGTAGTAATTTTATCTAATTCTCCCGATTCCTCTAAGGCTACAAGATCAGAGAATGACAGTTTGCTTAGGTCTTTTATGCTCTTTCCCCCATTGTTTGCAGGAGCGTTCCCGGTTCCCGGTTTGTACCCCCCTGACAATAGGCTGTTTGCAGTTTTATCCTCAATGGATTTAGACCACTTTTGCAGCTTCTGAAGATATAACTGCCCTTGCTCTAAAGACCCCGGGACATAGTCGTCAACGAAAAAGGGATCAATGCCAAGTTTGGCAGCTTCCTCTACCACCTGCCTTTTAAGATTGTCCTTTGCCCTTTCTCTTTTTTCTCTTTCGTTTTCCTCCCGCAGCTCCCTGATCTCTTTCTGCCAGGGTTCTTCCTGCGGGTTAAGTTTAAGCACCTCAGCGGCAAGCCGCTGTTTTACATCTGCTTCAAACTTATCTTCGTGGTACTTGTCCCTTTTCTTGACCGCTTCGGTTACCCGCTTATCAATCAAAGGCTGTATGAGTTTTTGACCATCTTCCGTGCTTAAGAATTCGTTAATCCTTTCCGCCGAGATCTCCCCCGGTTCACCTGCCCCGGCGGTAAGATCGCTTAAAAAGTGTTTAACCTCTTCCTGCTCTTTGTTTTCTTTTAACCATTTTGCAACGGTTTCAAGATTTAGTTCTGCCATTTCCTTTACTCCTTCTGTTGACAGTTTTCACCGTCCCCAGGTCATCAGAGGGAACGGAAGTTCCCTTATTTATTTTAATCGGCTCCCCGGACAAATCAGATAGATTCCTAAGGCTCTCTAATCTCCTTTGCCGTGCTGCCAATTTTCTCTCTCGCTCTTTCAATGCAAAACTCCAATAAAAAAAGGGACACAAGCATACTGCCTATGTCCCTTCGGTTTACCGTTCGGTACTAAGTATTTATATCACAACTTGCAAGTATTTGCAAGCCTTATTTATAAAGATCAAAGAGGGGAGGGCCGGTCAAGCCCTCCCCAGGAGGAGGAATGGAAGCGATCATTTTCCCGGCTTTAACGGGTAATGGTCGTTGTCAATACTCCCCTTTTTAACATCCGTAACCTGACCCCGGCAAACAGTAAAGGAGATAGAAACCTCTCCATAGTCCTTTTTTTCAAGCTCACTTTCCACCCAGTCAAGATAATTCTTTATCGATGTCCCCGTAGTAGTCGTCAAGGCTTCCCCCCTGATAGTATTATATCATACTTTTTATTTTTTTGCATAGGTTTTTTCCCAATCTTCAAAGGTTTGATAAGGTATAACTCCCTGCTCTCTGGATCGCCTTACAATAGGCGGGTATTCTTCCACCCGGTAAATCACCGTACACCGACAATTTACCCGCTCCCCTGCGGAAAGGTTAAAGTCTCTCGGATACCTTGCCCTCTCATCCCCAGGCCCGGGGAAGAATCCATCAATCCCCTTTTCTGTCCCGTCCATCGCCTGATGGGTTATCCGGGTTCTATCATCCAGCGTGGCTATCCAAACCTCTTTACCCTTAATCCCTATTTTATCCGCTTTCTGGAATAGTTCATCCTGACCCATTGATACCGCGGTCAGTCCTTCAGTCCTTGCTACCCTTAAAGCGTTATACTGGCTGCCGTTAAAAGCTCCCCTCATATCCTTTGCCATTTTTTCAAGGCTCTTGCCTATGGGTAGGCCAGCGTTCAAGGCGTCCATTACCGCGATCCTGGTAGTAAAGGGTAGTTTGATCTTTGCAGAGTCGTAAAAGTGGTTTGCCAGATTGCTCTTTATCGTTTCCGGGCTTATAACTCCCCAGTTAAGCCGTACTCCCATGCCGTTATCTAATGCCCAGGCGTAACGGTAAAAAGATTCCTGGTAAACCTCTGGCCGCAGCCGGTCAATTATTTTGACGGTCTCCTTGGTCAGCCGGTTAATTTCTATAACCATGTTATCCTCTAAAGATTTCAACCGGTTATATTTACTCATTTCCGCATAAGTTAAAATCCCGTTATTGGAATATTTGTTGTAAATCTTGGTCAATTCCCCCTGGACTTGTAAAAGGGCTTGTTTGTAGATTGAGTTAATCTCTTTTTCATACCCCTGAACCTTCAGGAGCAGAGCATTAAAAGCCCTCTTTTCAGTCGTCTCTAAGTCCATTATTCTTCAGGCTCCTCCGTTTCGGGGAAGGTTTCAAATATATCCGGCACCTGTTTTTTCCGTTCCTTTTCTTGCCGGTCAAGCTCTTCCTGAACATCGGGAATCACATCATCGGGCATTGTATCGGCTATAAGCCAGGAGCTGAATCCGGCATTTTTCATTAAAACCGCAGTTTCTGCAAACTGCTTCAGATCTAAAGGCAGGTTCCTTTTATGGGACACGATAATCATATCCGGGTCGCCGATGTTTTCCCCGTATATCTTTTTCAGGATTATGGTTATCAGCCGGATCCTCTCGGACAACCCCAGGTCAAAATCAGCCTCTGCGGAGGATACCATGTTTTCAAAGTCAAACAATAGCCGTTTAATCGCCTCCCCGGAGATATCCCCGCCCATCCGGGTAAAGTCCGGCACATGGCTTTGTATATGGATCTGATCGCGGATAAACTCGGCCATAAACTTGATAAACTCGGTAGGTATGTCCTTGGTTAAAAACTTAATATCTGCATCGCTTGGAACGTGTTCAAATATCCTATATCTTTTTAAGAATTTCAGCATCTTGTTAAACAGAGCGGGATCTCTTTCCGCAGCCTTCGGGGTTAGGCCGTACTGTTGCATGACCAGGTAAGCATAGGCAAACCGTGAAAACTCATTCATTGAGTCAGAAATTAAAATATCATAGGCATCTATCAAGGGGATCACCGGGATTATTATCCCTTCCATTTCCTCCCCGAAATAATAGGGGACTATGGGGATCTCACGGAAAAAGTTTACATATGACCCTTTAAGGGTTAAAATCCAGCGGTTTGAATGCTCCTCTTTTGTCCGGTCATAAAGTTCTATCCGCTCCTTGTAGTATACTTCAACCTTAAAAAATCCCGGCTTTATCCGGTAAAACCTGATCCCTATTTGTTTCTTAGGTTCCGGGCTGTAATCGTAAAGTAAAATTATCTCTCTCGGGTCAACCGAGAAAAAGCGGGGAAGGGCTTTAAGACTTACCTGTTCACCGTCTTTGACATAATCGCCTTCAATATAAACCATCTCATAGGCTACACCATAAATGGCCGTGTTTTTTCCCGCCCTGGAAGTCTTTATATGTTCATTATTTTTATCGAATATATCTTGAAGTATGCTCATGTAATTTTCTGCAATCGCTTGCTTGCTTTCAGGGGCTGAAGTCTTATAACTGATATACCTTGGCCTATAGGCGTATCCGGTAAAGGTGGTTATCTGCTTTCTCCCGTAACTGATCGGTATTTTCTGGTCAGGGTTATTGTCCCCGCTGTCCGGCTTTTCTCTCTGCATTATGGCAAGGTTCCTGCCCCGGCCGTAGGCGTTCAATTTATCCATTTCCAGGACGGTTGAAAGCTCGTACTTTTCCAGGTAGTTTAATATGTCCTCTTTACTAAGATAATCTAATTCAGTTTTCCAAAGTTCCATTATTGACCTCCCGCTCTAATTCCCTTAGCACTTCACGGCCATTTATTTTATCATAGTTTTTGTTTTTTTTATAGCTTTTATTTAAATAGTTTTTTTCTTTCTTTCTATAAGTTTTAC